CATAAAGGTAAATCATGATCGCACCTCAAGTTAATTTACAGGGACAGACAATTTACCAGTATTACCTTCCTCTCCTAGAGGGTGAAGCGGGGCAAGTCTATGTGAACAACGGCACCCTAGGGCAGATCAATTTCGATTATTACAATGGGATTACTCCTAGTGTTGCAGACGCTCTAAGTAGCGGAGTTATTAGAATTTCAAGTGATTCAGATGCACTCCACCAGGGGCGCATAAAGCTAGCCACTTATGGCTCCGGTGTGAGGCTTGAATACACAGGAGCTAAGTGGGCGGATGTAGCCCAGAGTCTACCTCCCCAATTCAATCTCAATATTGAAGAGGAGGACATCGTTTGGTACGCCCCCGGCAGCGGCTTTGATCTTTCTGCCATCTCTCTGCCTCTCGTAGTTCCTCCCAATACTCCTACTGGTCCTACCTACGAGTATTCGGGTGGAAGCAAGCTACAGATCAAGGTGTTCCCTCTAGTGTCCCCTGAGGTGGCTTCAGTCAGTCCTACTGTTCTAGCTGGCGGAGCTACCCAGGACATCACTGTCACCCTTAAGAGGCCCTTACACCCAACTCAGACTCCTACTGTGGCCTTCCAGTCTGCCTCGGGTCTTTTAACCTTTAACGGGGCTCCCAGAGTCAATAAAAACGCCTCGGGTGGGATCGTGTCTTGGACCATTTCTGTCACCGCCTCTTCTTCCGCCGCTTCCTCTGTCGCAGTCACAATGACCGCCCAGGATGCCGCACTACACTACCTAAGCGGAGATGTGATAGTAACTCAGGCTTACAATTACACACCCACTCCAATCAATCTTCCAGCCATGTCGATTAGCAAAGCTATCGCCACTCAGCCGCTAGCTATTACTTCCGTGCAAGCTGTTGGTCCAGACTCCGCTTATGGAGTGGCCGCTACCGATGGGTGGACTGCTACCGCTAGCGGTCAGCAAGCATTCGCCGGTAAGATCGTTGTAACCGCTACTGTGTCCTCCCCTGCTAATAACTTCAGTAGCGGATCAGTTATTGCGAAAGCAACCGGAACCACGGCCCGTATCACTCTAGGAACTGCTTCACTTAAGGGTAGTCCCTATGTCGGAAACAACTCCTCCGGCACAACCCTTTACTACCAGGACTACTACATGGTCGTGGATACCGGACTTCTACTCACTAGAGACCAGTCTTATGACATCGGATTCTCTGCTGTAGCTGATGGAGTTACCACTACTTCCTGGATTAATAATGTCTTTGTAAATCAGAACCTAACTAAGCAGTTCACTTCCTACAATATGACTGTGAACTTCAGTGGAGCAGCCAGTTACACCGCAGTTGGTATCCCAGCATCTACATGGGTGGCGTCTTCAACTGGAACTTCTGGTGCAGTTCCCTCCTTGAATGGCGGAGCTTCTTTTGGAATCCAAGAACTCTGGGGCTACAAGTCAGCAGGAGCTTCTTTTGATTCTATCTTGAAGCAAGAGCTTCGTGTCACTGGCCCTGGAAAGACTGATGAACTCGTCAAGTCTGTTACTGCCAGAGACCCCAATGGCTACCTGGAGATCGCAAATGTTGACACCTCTGCGTGGACCGCTGGCTATTACGATTTTGTGTTCAGAATCTACTCTAAGGCTACCACTTACTCCTTCGATGGAGTAAACCAGGGTTACATCGACACTCCCGCTCAGTCGTTTAGAGTCGCCCACTCCACTGGTGGTGGAGGAGGGTGTTTCGCTGGCAAAACCTATGTCATGACCGTTGATGGTCCCAAGACCATTGATAGCATCAAGGTTGACGCACTAGTGATGTCGGCCTCTGATGTTGACTTCCAGGCTGGCAACTTCACTCTAACTCCCAAGAAGACTTTGGCAGTTCTAGTCCACGATGATAGAGCTTACGAAACCGTCAATCTAAACGGAATCCTAACCACTCCAGAGCATCCTTGGGCCACCTCTGATCGTGAATTCACTGAAGTCTCCGAGATGACGGACGCCTCCCTAGTAATGTCCGTAGATATCCTACACAATGAAACATACCCTGTTTCAGCGATTCAGATTCCCGGCCCAGACCTAGAAACCGTATACAACCTAACTATCGAGGATACTCATACTTACTTGGTTGCCCCCAGTATATTCGGACCTTGGTATCTTGTCCACAATGCCAAGAAGATCGAGTATAAGACACTATGGGATATGAACAACCCCGAAGTTAATATCAATAACACGGTGTAACGGATGAGTAAATATGCTAGAGTAGGTGCCCCGTTTAACTTCCTTGGACATATGTCCTTGGACCAGAAGAATGCGTTCTATTCTTGGCTCGACTCAAAGAAAGCCAACTTTGCTCCAATCCAAGAGTTCCACCAGATTCGATCCCAGCAATTGAGAAAAACTGCTGGACTTTTGGAAGATTTTTACGCCTCGGAAAAGTTGAAACCATCCTTTGCTAAAGCTCCTTGGGAACCGGGGCCGCAGGGCTATTTCCCTTATACTCAAAGGGATGATCAGCAACCAGCCGTCCTAGTTCAGCGAATTAAAGAACGAGTGAAAGAACAACTTCAACATGATGACGAAGCCGTATTTTGGATGAACTGGCTTAGGACTCACATTGAAAAGCAAGAGGATATGGCTCAGATTGCTAGCGAAGCTTCGGCAGAAATTACCGCCTTGAAGAAAGAATTGGACGCTCTGTTTGATGGGGGGACCTACGACGCAGTATTAGTTAAAGATACGAAAGTTTATCGTGTCCATCAACTTGATGATCCAACAGAAACGGAAATGAAACGAGTGGCCTATGACGCCTCGGACAAAAATGGGTATACCATCAAAATGCCAGAGGGGGTGTAATGAGCTATGATTTTGATGTAAGAAATAAAGCCTGTGACCACCTCCAAACAAAGGAGCGCCAAACTTTATCTGATGATCTAAGAACCTTAGTTAACATCAATCACCCCGAGTGGGGTATTCGTGGTGCTGTAGCTTCGTCCTCTACCGTTAAACTTTATATGAATGGTGTGGAGATACCATCCGGCCATGCTCAGTATGCTTGGAGTTTAGTCCCAGATTTGGATGCCTTGGGGGACAAACGCTATAAAATCATGTTTGCCAATCAATTACGCTTTACTCAAGCCATTTTTGAAGTCAGCTACTTTACTGCGCCAGCTTACTGCTTGAAGTGCAACGGCTATACCCAGACTAATGACTTTACCATTAGTTCTCAGGGTTCGTTTGTCCATGTAACCGACCACAACAAGCTCATTCAAAGAGTGATGAAGTTCCTTCTATCCTCGTCTTGCCCCTTCTATCCTCGGTTCACATCTCGGCTAAAGGAATTTATTGGAAGGAAATTTGGCTTATCTCTTACAGAGGAGGACATTTCTTACGAATGTATCACGGCTCTGGAGAACATGAGAAACATTCAAGTTACCCAAAAGAATGTGCAACTCCTGTCCCCAGAGGAAATTCTAAGGAATGTAGAGTCGGTAGATTCCAAAAGAGATTCAGTAGACCCCACCATCGTAAAAACACAAATTCGCGTTTCCTCCTACGGGCCTGATAGAGTAAATCCTCTAAACTTCGCCATCAGAACAAAAAATTAAGGATACTCCATGTCAGTTGTTCCAGTAGCCCTACTCTCTAAGTTAACCCTGATCAAGCCAGCCCTCAATGGGACTCTAGTGTCCGTGGACTCAGGAGTTCTACCTATTGTTGTCGATGCTGATATCAAAACGATTCAGGTGTCGGTTGCTATCGAAGGTGTTGTAACTACGGCGTCTACTTGGGAAACTGTGGGCGGTAAGCGTAGATTCACGCTATCTCCAGTAATTCTACCAACCATCTCCCCCATCAAGATCACCTTGACTGGGAGAGATTTCGATGTTGCTAATCCTCCCGCTGTCGGACCCTGGAAAGTAACTCCAACTCTTGCCTTTGAATACATCTACTCTCAGTCCACTACACTACCCTCCATCACGCCTCCAAGCGGAGTCAAGATTTACAGAGGTGCATCTAGCTGTAAGGTGGAGTGGGTTAAGCCTGATGAACTTACAGGGTTTCTAGGGGTTCGTGTGCAGGTTAGCACCGACCCCACAGGTGTCAATGTTCCCTATGTTCAGCTTGGTGGTTTGATTTCTGGAGTATCTAGAAGCACAAATAGTGTGATCTCCTCCAATTCAACAACCGCAACCGACTCCGTTGACACTTCCAAGGTGACAATCACAACTGTTCAGTCCACTATTCCAATCAATTTCTCCCAGGTTGTTGTCGATAAACTAGCTGTAGGTAACGCAGATAAATTCTATGTAGTCCTATCCTCAGTTGTCCAAGATCCTGAGTCTAACCACATCTACGAGTCGAACTTCAACGGACCATTTACCTGTGGTTTCGTGGATTTAAGACAGGTATCCCCAACCGATTTCCTGACTGTCCAGCAGAAAGAAGAAATCGCTCTACGCTTAATCACAGCTACTACCCAGAATTACCCTGACCTAGATCTAACTCCTCGCTCCGAGTTACGAGATGTTTTAATTGACCCCATCTCCCTAGAGCTTTCAGAGCAATCGGTTCGTGAGTGGTTTGGTAGGGTCTCTACTTCAATCTCGGCTCTAGCTACCCTCGATGACTACGATGGTGATGGCTTCTCTGATCCTCTTGCCTCCAATCCCTACAAGCCAATCATTGCTAGAGCTTGGAACATGAATGAGGCGGATACTCAGACTTTGATTGACAAGCAGTTTGATATTATTGGCGAAAGAGCCGGATTGTATCGTGGCGGAGCAACCTCCGCTATCGTAACTATGACCCTCTACACCTACTCTAAGCCTTCTTCTAGAGTTTCTATTGACGCTTCAACTACTCAAGTAAGCTCTATCGCTGATTCGGATACCGCTGCCTTGACCTTCTATTGCCGTGGTTCTGTGGTTATTGACCCAGGCTCCGCTGACTCACTCTATGACCCTGTTAAGGGATGGTGGGCTGTTCAGCTTCCATTCGAATGCGCCATCACTGGTAGCGTTGGAAATGTCGGAGTTGGGACCATTCGCCAGCCTATTTCTGGCACTCCTTCTGGATGGCTTTGCACCAATCAGACTCCTGCTGATTTCGGTAGCGATGGAGAACTCAACGCTAGATACGCTGAAAGGATCAAGGACAGGCTTGTGGTCGGAATCGACTCAGGTAGACGCCTTGGTTATTTGAACACGGCTAGGGCCATCCCAGGTGTTATTAGCGCCAATGTAGTGGCCTCCGGTGATCTAGAAATGCTCCGCGACTGGGATGATCTCAGAAAGAAGCACACCTACGGGACCGTTGATGTGTATGTCAGAGGAACCTCCTCTTCACAGCAGACTGAAATCGTGCCGTTCTCTTACGAGACTAAAGCCACTCCTGGTGATGTTTCAACTTACCAGATTTCCGACTACATCTCTCGTGTGTTTGATACCTCCAACATTGGTAAGAAAGAACCCAGACTCCAGTTCAAGGTCAGAGACTTTGATAAGTGGGGCTACCCAATGGTGGCAATCATTGACATGATCGCTTCAGGTAACAGTGGTGTGGTTCATCTCGGAACCCAGAGGGTTAAGATTGATGCCTCCAATGGTCTAATTAGCCTTGACCCAAACGAAGCGGTGTACAAGATCAAGAATGCTGGAACTACGGGTGAATACAAAGAAGATTACACCATCAACGGTGTCGTTATCAACAATCAAGCTTTCATCGCCTCCCTAGCATCCTCTGTCGTTGAATACAGAGTGGCTCCAAGACTCGCTTCTCCTCTTGCCTATGTCCCCTCTAACCAGCCTGTAACCAGTGTGTCTACGGTAACTGGTAGTGCAGATAGAACTGGCGTAATCCCCGCCTCTAATCTTCGTTTGATCAAGAGAGATGACCCACTTCTTGAGGGTTTCTCTAGCAGATCCACAGACCAAATTCGCGTGGATTCCTACACTTTGGTAAGCCCACCCTTGGTCAAGACCATTCAGTTCACTGGGAAAGAACTACCAACTGGAAGTTTGAAATTCACTTCTAAGAAGATCACCAGAACCAGTGGGTCTTGGACCACCGATGGTGTACAGATTAACGACACAATCTTCATTTCAGGTGTTGCTAGCAATAACGGCGCATTCACTGTAACCACTGTAACCCCAACCGCCATCACTACCCTTGAGGCTTTAGTTGCTGACGGTCCCGGCGCTCCCGATCAAGCTGGTAAGGTTCTGCTTGTCCCTGTAGTGCCTATTGACACTGGTATGGTGCTAAACTCTACTGGAAACATTTGGTCTGTAAGAAGTGCCGATTCCTCCATCGTCTACTCTTACGGAACCGCATCTACTGGTAACGACTACACAATTGTCCCATTGGATCGCTATGGCAATTACGGCATTCGTCTTCTAAGCACTTCTAGAACTCCCGAGAAGATTCTAGCTGGCCTATCTTTAAATCTGGATACCGATATCCTAGTATCTTACGATAAATATAGCCTAACTGAGTTCTGTGGAATGGTAGAGGAGACTCTTCTAATCTCAGGTTCAACCCCAACTCAGTTATCTCACAACGGATTCATCAAGAACATATGGGTTCCTGAAAGCTACGGCTACACCACACTATCTATGGATGGCTGGAATCTAGACCCTCTACAATGCACTCCAAACAGCCTATGTGCCGAGGGTGTATCCAAGGCAGATCGTTACATCAAAGTCACCTACAATAACTTGCTGATGAAGCAGGGACAGGACTACACCCTAACCGTCGATCCCGTATCTGGACAGGCTGCTATTACAAGAGTCATGACAGGTAGAATCCCTCAGGACTCTGCTTACATCACTGTAATGTATTTCGCACACGAGCCTTTCTCCGTGACCTCCTCTTACCCTGGATACATCAATCAGGTCGTGAACTCTATTGAAACCATGCGTCATGCCGCTGGTGACATCCTAGTCAAGAACATGGTTGGTAACGCCGTAGATGTGGACATGACAGTGGAGATCAATTCTAACGCCGCCGCTGATGTCATGGATGCCAGAATCAGAACTACAATTGGAGTAGTGCTAGATAACGCCAAGGGCCGTTTAACTCAGTCCGAGCTTATCAGACAAGTCAAGAGTCTCAATGGAGTGTCAAACATCCTAGTCCCTCTGACCAAGTTCGCAAAGTCTAATGGAGCCTACAATGTAGGAGTTGTAATCCCCACTGGCACTTCCTGGACTATTGCCAAGGATGATGCCCTATTCGCTGGTAGGGCCGTCAGTCTTCCTAGCAATTCCTGGATTACCAGCGAGAGGGTTTTGATCGACAACACCCTCCCCTCCGGTGGATTGAAGGACTCCTTCGTGGGTCTACTCTATGAAGGTGAATCCTACAAGCGCACTTTCTCCATCGAGGAGTTCGGTAACGCTGGACCTGGAGCTTTCTATATCATCGGAGCCGATGACTACTTCATGGACGGAACCATTAAGGTTTTCACCAACGATGTCGGAAGAGTTTTAATCTCCCTCAAGGAAGATGTGGCTGGCAAGGTTAACTACACTCCATCCTATAGCTCCTACAGAGTTACCTATCAGGTATGGGAAGACGGTGGAACCAAGGACATCACCCTATCCCCAACCGAGTATCTAAAGGCTGGAAGAATTACAATCAATTATCTGATGGCACAGTAATAGGAAGTAGGGGAACCAATGCAAGATGTAACCAAGGCTTACGAAAAGACTAGAGAAGACCTTATTCAATATGAGGACTCTGAGTTTCGTCAGCTTATCGCTAATGTTCCCAATTTCTACATCTCCCGTAATGACCAAACAATGTGGGGCAGACACCTAAGAAATGTCGCCGCAGAGCTAGGCCGTCTTGAATTTTACCACGCATACGACATCGTAGGTAAAGACCCCCGTTTCTTAAATCCCGCAGATGCCAAAAGACAGTGGGAAGGCCCTTTATTCATTAATCGTAACTACCCTGGAGTTACCGGATACGATCAGGACTACAAGAACCTTGTCATTGATCTGCTCAAGGCTTACACCAAGGGGGCAACCACAGCATCCATTAGTGCCATTCTAACCGCTTACACTGGACAGCCAACTCTAGTAGAAGAACTATTTAAGAAGATCGGTAAGACCTCTGATGTGAGTGACCGCAACACCTTGAAGATCAGTGTTCGTGCAGTTGGACTACCCGATTCCGCTATCAACGCTACCAATATTTCTTGGCTACAGAACATCACTAGCGATCTTTATTCCGCAGTTGACAAGGCTAAGCCAGCCCATGTAGGTGTGGATCTCGGTGTCGCCGTTGGTCCTATTGAGGATGTCAGTGTATTTATCACTGGCAGATTCGGCATCACGGATGAACTCAGAATCATTGCTCAGGTGGTCGAACACAGCAAGCTTGATGACCCTATTTATCAAGCGCCGTTCCTCGATGGCACCACGCCAAACACCGGATTGGCCTCAACCTCTATCGTATTCTTCTCCCCCGCCTCTGGCCCTGTTGGTCAGGAAGTCAATGTCTACGGAGCCGGGTTCACGGGGGCCACTCAGGTCAAGGTTAATGATATTATTCTATTCCCAAGATCTATCAGCAACCCCAACGGATTCCTACTACTTGGGGATGGTCAGCTAGTCTTTAACATCCCAGTTAACGCTACCACCGGACCAGTAGTCATCTCTACTCCAACCACCAGCATTGAAAGCCCAATTGACCTCATTATCCAGGATGGACCTCTAACCTATGCCTCCCGCCCCGGAGCCGTGTCCCCCAACATCTCTAAGGTTTGGGAGATCAAGGGCGAGAAGCTAGATACCTTCAATTTGGACTAAATAGCTAATTTGAGAGTCTATATTGAAGGCGTCATCCATGAAGCAAGCATTCATTAGCGAGAAATATGGGACTCTCACACTGAGCGTCCTCAGGGATGCCAATCCCCGTATGCAGATTACCGTGGACCTAGGTCTACCTACCTTTCCACAGTTCTCGCTAACTTTACCATTCCCTGAGACAGAAGCTCTAAACTCCAACTATATCTTCAGTTGTGGAGTAGCTCTTCTCGTTGAACAAATGCATATCTTCTTGAATGAGAGGGGATTCGTTGAGACCGTCATTGTGGGTCTCATGGAAAGCCTTTATCTAGCCTTAGAGCAATACAAAGTGGAAAACAAGGAAGCCTTTGAGGAGGGAGATCCTTGTGAGGTTCATGAAGTTAAATTCGGCGTGTCCGTTGACTTCTATAGGGAAGTCCAGGAACACCTAGTATCCAATAAACAAGCCGCTCCTTATGTGAACCATGCCAAAGAGTTTGAGCTTCGTCTGAAGAAAAGACAGATGGATAAGTCCCAGGAGACAAAGGCCAAAGAAGAAGCTGGGGAGATCATTAGCCGCTTCAAGAACAATATCTATAAGAACACACCCGGTCAGCTATTCGTGACCCTCTATGACCGTAATGGGAAGCCTGCTGGTGTTGCTAGAGTGACTAATCAAGGCTTGACCAAGTTTGCTGAGGAGAAGGAAGCCGCTACCTGGAAAAACTTCGTCCGTGGTGAATACTGGCTTAACTCCGACAATGGTCACTACATGGACTGCCAGACTGGTGACTACAACCACGAGTCCTATGCACAAGAGACAATTATTTGTGGTCGCTGGGATGATATCAAGCAAGCCTTAGAGGAGAACTATCTCAGATTAAAATCCATGAACCCGGATTTAGTGGCTAGGGAAACTGGAGTGGAGATCGAAGAGTTAGCAGAGGAGTGGAGGGAAATAGCTTCCGTTAATGACCCCCTAACTAATGCAGTCGCTTGGGATTTCCAATACACTTCCTTATGGACCTCACTACCAGAGCAAGAACAGAACGAGCTATTCAATAACGATTACGAGCTTTACAGGAGAGATATTCGTTACTTCTTCATGAAGCATTATAATGAGATCAGAGTTATCAACAATAACTTCGAAGTATGGAAACTCACATCTCAGAACATGAATGCTATCACCTCTTTCATCCTAGAGATGGCTGGGGATCGCCTAGATAACTCAGCCGAGTTAATGATCGAAGAAGTTTCAACTAAGCGTTGGGCTTCCGTCCCATTGGGCGAGTTTCTCAACATGAAACATCCTGGACAAATGTGGAGAGCGCATGGAACTGTGTTGGCTGGTAAGGTCGCCTTCGCTGAGTTCAGAGCTAAAGAGCTAGAGGTTGGAGATTATTACACCTCTCCTGAGAACCAAGCGGATACCATGAAGGTCTTAACCAAGGACATGAAGAACGGCTTTGTGTTTCTTGAGGTCGAAATGGCCGATGGAGAGCAGAAGAGTATTCGTTACGATGCCAATAAGATCCTTTATCTAGGCCGTAGCTTCGCAAAGACAGGACTATTTAACCCCGAAACTTTCACCTTCTCTAGAACCCAATTCTCCAACAAGCCCCTACCACGAGGGATGTATAAGTTCAAGATGGATGAGGAAAAGAAGACCATCTATCAAGAGTCTATCCAACTCCCTCCCCCAGAGCCAGAACACCGCGCCAGCAAGACTGCCGCTGAAAATGTATACATGGTTGACGAGGGTGATGGCACTCCTCAGTTCTTAAACATTGAGCTAGAGAGTCGTTTCGGAAACTGGCATCTTCGTGTTAAGGATAGTGCTGAAGCTGAATGGATCATCGCTGACATTGAGCTAGACTCTATTGATCGTCCAATGACGGCCAAGGGTAAGAACTCATGGGACCTTGAAAGGGATCTAAAGAGCAAGATTGATTGGCATTATATCATGCTAAAGAAAGACCTGAAGAGAGAGATTGAGTCAGGCCACAAACCAAAGTATACATACCATGATCTAGAGCTTGATAATGCAAGACTTATACAGGAAATGATCTATGAGGTGGAACGACATCTCGGACCTGAACAACCAAAAACGAGGTGGTAATGTTTCGCTTTAAAAATTTCTTTCTAACTGCGGCGGCTTCTCAGGCTAAGAAGGATGCGCTTGTAAAAAAATATAAACTTGACCCGCAAGTCGTGGATAAGTTGGCCGACATTGACCCAACTCCGAATGGCGAATTCACGGACTGGTTATGCCGTGAAGCGTCCAGAACTCATCTCCCAGGCTTACGCCAGTTAAGCGAGATCAATACATATCTACAAGAGTATATCAAGCTCAAGCGTAATCCTGAATGGAAGGGCGAGAAGAATGTCCTAAACCTGTCTTATGATGCCTTCAAGACTTTGATAGAGGCAGCATCTCGTGAGGACTACTCTAAGAAACAAAAGGTTAGAGACATTGAAGAGAATGCCAAGAAGTATATCAGAGATGGCGTCAACTACCTAGGCAAAGTCGAGGGAGCTTACTGCTATCAAATATTGACTCCTGAAGCATCACAAGTCATGTCAGCAGGAACTCATTGGTGTACTCAAAGTGAGAGCTATAGTAAGAGCTACTTATCGGACGGCAGACTCTATGTCTTCACTAAATCTGGAAGTCAGAATTCTTATGGTAACGACAAATACGCTCAGATTTATGTATCAGAAAACAGGATCGAGGGGGAACTGGCTAGTGGCAATGACATAACCTCAAACAATACCTGGGGTTTAGTGTTCAATGACGAAACCTTAAAATTTATGGAGTTTTTAGGCCAATTCGATGGTCTAGTAAAGAAGGGTCTAGAAGAAGGTAAAATCCGTGTAAAATCGGGAGCCGCCAGAGAGTGCCACGAGTGCGGTGGGGAAATTGATGAAGATGACGACGATATTAGAACAGATGATGATGGTAACTACTATCACACAGACTGCTACTATGATCGTTATTCATCTTGTGAAAATTGCGGGAATGAGATTGACAGAGAGAACGACTACTACGCATATACCGATGACGGCTTTTTTTGCTCTGACTGTTCTAGGCATTGCCCTCATTGTGATGAAAGCTATAGAACTGCTGGTAGAGGAGCCACCGATTTTTACGATGTTAACTTAGAAGGAAGGGAGCTAGCCGTGTGCGAAAGCTGCTTCATGCATGACTTCTACAGTTGTGCTAGCTGTGGTGAGGGCTTTGAGCAGGGTACCAATATGGAGTTCAATGGTGATGAAGTTTGCCCTAGTTGCTTTGCCAAAGAGTGGGATGAAGACACTGGTAGCATCATAGACGCTTGGGTAGAGTCTGAAGGTCTAGGTGACACCATTAAGGCAGAAGTTATAGCTTATGCTGAGAAACGCTTCCAGGAGATAAAATTAGCTGTAGTTTACCCATACTATGAGAAGATGAAGAAGGAAGGCTATCTCTACGACTGGAACGATGTAGACCTAGCAACAGCACTAGAGTTTGTCCCCCCAGGCCAAGAGCAGGCATTAGAGGCTCTTCGTAAGATGGTGAAGGCACCCTTGGACTACATTCTAGAGAAGCTTCCAGAAGCCATAAGAGAGGACGCTCACCCCAATGAAAAGTGGGACGCCAGCGAGATTGTCTCCTGGCTTGAAGACAACGGAATCATCGAAGACGATCAGTATCAAAATAACCTAGTAGAACTCCTGGTTGACTAATGAGTGTCTTATCCCCCATCCTTCGCTTAGCCCAGGACAACACGCTTTTGTTCTGGTGCCCCGGCTGTAACGAATGCCACGGAGTAAAGGTTGGAGATGGCCCCGGCCCTAGGTGGGCTTGGAACACTGACCCTACTAAACCCACTTTCACCCCCTCTATTTTAGTAAGATCAGGACATTATATGCCAGATCATAAAGGAGAATGCTGGTGTGACTATAATAAACTATATCCTGAGGACTTAGGTGGTTATAAATGCTCTGTATGTCATTCATTTATACAAGAAGGTAGTATAATTTTCTTGGATGACTGCACTCATACACTAAGAGGTCAGACAGTCCCTCTACCAGAATGGACAAACTGATGAAAGGCTACAGATTAGACGGCTACACACCAATGACCCAGGAAGAGATTGACGCTTGGGATGACAGAGAAGAACGCCTAAAACTGGGTAGATTCCCGCAAAGTCAGTATAGTAAAGAGGGTGAGAATAGCCACCACTATGAAGAATAACAACGATTGATCAGGAATCTTATTCCCGTATCTATGATAGATAGAGGACTCTAAATGAAACTTAGTGCATTGACTCTCTTAGCCGCCATTTCTGATGGGAAGAAGCGTATTCTAATGGACCGCTATGGTGCCACAGAAGAACAGCTAACCATTGTAGATGCCGCAGACCCAACATCCTCCGGCACATATGCTGAGTGGATTACTCGTTCCTGGCTTAACCAGCACCTAATCAACCTTCCTGAAGACACCGCTATTGTCCGTGCTGACCTAGGTAAGTTCAATCGTGTTAAGAATAAGGCTGAGTGGGGACAGAACTCCAAGGATGTAATGACTTACAATCCCGAGAGACTTCGTGCCGCCCTACTCACCGTAACTGAGCCAAAGGCTGAAGGCATCCCTGATGTCTCCGCTGAAGTCCTCATTGATGACGGAACTTACATTATGTGGAAGGTCACCACCGTAGCTGACGCTATGGCGCTATCCGCTAAGTCCGGTTGGTGTACAAAAGGCGAGAATATGGCTTCTCATTACCTAAAGGAAGCTCCTTTATACACCGCATTCAAGAACGGTGAGCCTCTCTTCCAGTATCACTCTGGCGGAACCACCGGACACCCCCAGTTCATGAACCGCTTCAACTCCACCATGCAGTCTGCAAAGATCATGAATGCTGAAGCTTACGACCTCATCTCAAGAGTTCCAAACCCAGATCCCGACCTTGTTACCGTTCTAGAAAAGTTCAAGGCTCCTAACCTATCTGAAGCTGAAACCTTCTCCTACCTCAAGGATGTCCTCGCCACCAATCCAGAGTTCGCTAAGGGAAACAAAGAGTTTCAGGAACTAGAAAGAAGGTTCCTTGAGCAGAGATACAAGATCTTCGATGAAGAAGAGCTAGTGGCCCTCATCGACAAGTATGGGCGCACTGGAGAAGTCGTATCCAAGTTCCTTGAGGACAACCCAAGAGTCCGTGGTATCATCAAGAAAATTGAAGACACCCCCGACTGGGCCGCTCTCTGTAAGGCTATGGAGAACAATGAAACCTTTGACGAGAACGAAAAGAAGATCATCTTTAAGATCCCTGGCCTATTCTCCAAGGTATTCGCCAAGTTCTCAGCCGCTAATAATTTTGATGCTGAAGTTGCTACACTAAAGTCTCTGATCAAAGAAGGTAAGGACACAGAAGCCTACGAGCTAGCCAACAAGCTAGTCAAGCTCCTAGGAAGTGGATTCCAAGAGCAGAGATACCGTTACTACAATGACCCTCAGGGAACCATACCTTGCATTAAGAACTCTGCTGGCTATGCCGCCGTTCAGAAATACAAAGACATCATCATCAACATGGTTCGTCCTTTGATGGCCTCCACTCTAACCAACATCGCCAATAAGGGTCTCGGTCTAACCGAACTAGCCAAGGAACTAAATGAAGCCATCGACAAGATCCAATCTGCCGCTAACAACGACAACAAAGTAATTGAGTGGTGCAACAAGCGTAGAAAGGAAATCCTAGTCCCTGCGGCTAAGGCTTCCGTAGCTGAGGCTGTTGCTAGTGCCTCTACTTTAACCGATCTAGCACAGGTCATGGGAACTGTTGAGCGCAATCTAGATCAAGCTCATATCAACTGGCAGGAAAAAAACGAAATCAAGGAAGAGATCAAAACCAATTCCATCATCCCTAGGATCAAGGAAGAGTTTGATGCTATCACCAACTCCTCTGCTGGGAAGTCCTTCGAAGAGCTAGCCAAGGAATTCAAGGACAAGTATAACGAAGTCATCGGTGTATTCAGATACGACAGCACTATCGAAGGTGTCCTTGCCTCTATCGGTAAGGAAATGCTAACTGCTGGCCTAACCACCGATCTTGCCACTGTTCCTAAGTTGAAAGCCGTCACTGACAGACTCGACGCTCTAGACCTAGAGACCTTCCACTGGGCCGAGCGTATTGCTGAGAACCGCAAGGCTGAGATTCGTGCTGAGCGAGATGCCAAGGCACAGGCTCGTGGTGAGGCTCGTGGAACTGGTGATACCACAGTAAGAACTCGCTACGCTCCAAAGAAGGAGCTAGAGACTTACTACAATCTAATGAGAGCATGGCAACACAACCCTGACACGGTAGCTCGTGGCGAGAAGCCTAAGCTCTCTGACAGGGGAGAAACATTCCTAATTACATCTCCTACTATCAATCTTAGTGACGCAATCACCTACTTCAAGGAGCAGGGTAAGACCTCTCCAGAATTAGAAGCCAAGATTCTAGCTTCCAATAATCTCAGTGCTGGTATTTCCTACTTGAGAGAGGTAAAGAAGGAAGCATGGCCTGAGCTAGCCGAGAAAATTCTTGATTATGGTTTTGATTCCGAATACGCCAAGGCTTACAAGGAAGTAGTCTTCAAGGACAAGGAATGGCCTGAACAGAAAGCCAAGGCTGTTGCGGCGTTCACCAATGATTCCGTAGCTCAGAACCACTACCTCATCAATGAGATGAAACAGTATAATGATAAGAACAACGAGGGAGCCAAGTGGGGCCTTCTAGAGAAGAAAGCCTTAGACTTCCTATCCTCTGGTCAGTTCGACAGCATCAGACACGCTTGGTGGGTGAATGATCGCTTCTTTGAACCTCTCCTCGCCTATGTCAAGTCTACCAAGAGCCGTCTAGATAAGAAGCTAGAAGAGAAGGTCTGTGAGAAGAATGAAGACTTCGCCACCAAGTATCTCTTCACTCTAATCCCCAAGGATAAGATCTCTGAGATCATCGAAAAGTATTCCGCCGCAACTGAGGCATCAGAAAAAGCCAAGACTTCTTCGCACCACTTTAACCTCTTCGCCGCACTAATGAAGGAATTGGAGAACTACCTATGAGTCTAACGGACAGCGTTACCCCAATTAGAAAGGGTCACATTAGGATCTTTGAAGAGGGTAATCCTTCCAACATCCTATATGAGAACGACAATGCTATCTGCAACGGAGCCTCTTGGCTCTTCGCTAGAATGTTCGCCAACATCAATGAGCCTCAGAATGGGGTATGGGGTCTAGCTGTAGGCGCTGGTGATTCTACATGGCCTGCTAACAACCAGCCAGATGCCATGCCTACCCAGACTGCCATTATCACCCCAATCGCCCGTAAGCCCCTGTCTAGCGCCAAGATGGTCGATGCCAATTTCAATCAGGTAGAGCATTCCACCTTAGTTGAGTTCCAGACCGTTCTAAACGCAACTACAGATAACCTCCTGATTCCCATCAGAGAGATGGGTCTAATCGGTGGCGGGACCGCTGGCACGGATATGATGAACCAGATCAACACCCCCTTCTTTGATCCAACCAACCCAAACAACAATAGCGCCGTTCTAATCAACTACAAGACCCTCCCTCCCCTTCTCCTACCTTCCGGTATTAACTTTGTGTTCTCTTGGACCCTCGCATTTTGACCAAAAATACAAACTTTCAGTATTGTTGTATACTGGAGTGTTTGTGCCAAGAACAAAAGAAGCTCAGAAGTTATATCTAGAAGCTAAGAGAAATGAAACCCCGCCTGAGGGTCAGCTATGTGAAAATGGCTGTAACTCATTGGCGGGGTTTCACCTTATGCGTAGCATCAAAACAGAAACCGGGACAATTATTAGGTGGTTCTGGTGTTGTTCCAACCACTACAGAAAATGTCCTGCCAAACTCAAAAAGGCTGAAGAAGCCCGAACCGCCACTTCGCTAGCTAAGTATGGTGTAGCTCATCATATGCAGCTAGCCGAGACTATTGAAAAACGAGATAAGACATCTGTTAAACTCTTCGGAGTTTCTCATGCCATGAAGCTACCTGAAGTAATAGAACGAAAGCATCAAACCGAAATAAAGAATAATGGAGACCTGGGTCAAAGTTACAGGACTAGATCGGCGGCTCTCATGGACACTCACGGAGTGGAGAACATCTCCCAGGTTCCTGGTGTAGCAGAGAAGATACAAGAGTCTATCCTACAGAGGTTTGGGGGTTACTTCTCCTCTAACGAAGAGTGGAAGCGCCAGTATAAGGAGGTCACTGGTTATGAACACCCCAGGCAAAGACCGGAGGTTGAAGCGCAAAGAGCCTTGACTTGTATTCAAAGATATGGGGTTAAATACCCTCTTCAAATAGGGGTATTTAGACAGAAAGCCAGGGCTACATTCTTAAGGAAATACGGCGCTCCCCATCCAATGCAGTCACCAGCTTTCTATTTTGCTAAGCTGAGAAACGGGTATAAATGGAAGCCCTTTACTTATCCAAGCGGACGAGTCATAAACACTCAAGGATATGAATCTTTGATCATTCAAGAGCTTCTAGATTCAGGAGTCCAAGAAGAAGACATCTATGTTGGGTTAGAATGCCCCAACTTCGAATACTCATTTGAAGGCAAAGAGCGTAGATATTACCCTGATATCTATGTAAAGAGTCAGAATTTAATCATTGAGGTTAAGTCTACTTACACCTATCAAAGAAATTACGAGCTAAATCAAGCTAAGAAAGCTAGCATAAAATCTGCTGGTTATGAGTTTCAATTTAGAGTTAAGCACCCTAACCGTCTGCAAGAAACTACTTTAATCAACTAATAGACTCTCAGTATAGAAGGGAGACCAGCATGGCTCTAGACGGAAAGAACAGCAAGAAGATCATCAAGAAGAAAGTTACCAAGCGCAAGAAGACCTCGCCTAGAGGTAAAAAGGTTAAGAAGCACGAGAGATAATCAGGCATCTCCGTAAGAAATCCCCTCCAGTCCGAGTATTATATGGGTGGAGGGGATTTTTCTATCGTTGAGGGCGGGATCGAGTCCTGGTAAGTGACCCCCGCGCCCCCAGCCGCCTCAACCCTAGCTACAAAATTAAGTGGCGTCAGCCACCGCGAAAATTTAGAGTGATTTACATCACACCGTATTCTATCCCCCAAGAGCAGTTCATCAAGACAGGAGTGCCAGACCCATGCCGATGGTAGAGTTCTCATGCAAGTGTGGTCATAACTGGATAGAGGAGGTGCAGGTAGCCCCTGTAATGTCCCTTCAATTCCTGGTTGCCAACCCATGCATTGAATGTGGCAATATGCCTTATCGCGCCGAGAGAAGACCATCCAGGGACTTCTACAAGGATAGGGACGCCATGAATGCGAAAGACATAGCGATAGCGAAAAGCCTGGGAATTAAGTTATAGCCATCTCTTTATAGGGAGGCTATATGGAAGAAGGCTTGACAATGCGACACCTTACCGGGGACAAGTACGAAGTGTCTCTAGGAGGATGTAAAGCCATAATCGAATTTCATCATGGCTATGTAGAGGTCAAGGTAATCACCTCTGAAAATAAGCGTAAGGGCGAAGCCCGACAGCTACTCCTTAAATTGAAGGACCGCTACGGTCATGTCGAAACGGAATCATGCATAGACTCAAGCATAGCCGCCGAGGGAGCCCAAGGAGCGGAACCCTTTTGGCAAGCCATGTTGAATGAAGGCGTGGTAAGATTAGTAGGAACGATGGAAGGCAGAACACTACGGAGCAAACATGAGTAGTAACAATCTAAACTGGTCTGACTTAATCAAGTTAGCTCATGGCTTCGACATCGAAGCAGCGGCATCAGAGGCGAAGAAGAACGCTTTGGCAAAGAAGTATGACATGCCTCTTGAGGATGTTAATGCTTGCTCTGAAATTGACCCAACACCTAATGGTGAATATACCGAATGGCTATGTAAGGAACTGAAGCGTGATGAGTTGGGGTTTGATCGTATCCCAGCCCATGACATCACAACGCATCTAGTCATATTCAGCAGGCTAAAGAACTCCCCAGAATTCAGGAATGCTTGCGCTAAGCACATCTATTCAATGGATATCAACAAGTATGACTTGTCCGAGTTTCTGGTGAAGATGAAAGAAGCAGAGAGCTTAGTGAGTAAAAATCAGAGGATAAAAAATGTCCTGACCAAAAGCCTACTATGGTCCGGTGAGTTTGAAGGGCATAAGATCGAGGTATTCAAATTTGAGTCCAATGAGGAAGCTTACGCTCTTATCTCTGGTGGCCCTAGCCTGAGTCGTCATTTTAACCCCTCTCCACAAACTTCCTGGTGTACCACCCAAGAAGATACCGCCAGGGACTACCTAGAGGAAGGTGACGCCTACATCATCCGTGTGGACGGCAAGAACTATTGCAACCTCCATGAAGGTTCCTCACAATGTATGGATAGTGCAAACCGCTCTTTCGCTACTAACCGCGTGATCAAAGACCCCATCGTAGAATTCGCCATAGAGGAGGCCAAGATCCATCTGGAATACTTCAAGACCAGCAATGGCAATGTGCCAGAATGCTCTGAATGTCATGAAGCCCTTGGAGGTAAAGTTTATCTCGATACCAGGGAGGCATACGGGGAGGAAAAATTCCTATGCCAGAGATGCTTTGAGACCCTTTGGGTTAAAGACATTCAAGCATTCATCAGGGATCTCCCATCAGAGTACTTCGTTGAGCCTAAGACTTACGAAAACGAGTATAAATGGATTCAGGCTCTATGGGAGCTAGACGGCAAGGAGCCAGGGGGACGCAATTTTTGGAATCCTGAGGATGTCAAGCAAGCACTAGAGCAGATGGGTGTGTATAGCGAAGCCATTTACACCGGACCAATAACCACAGAGTAGGTCCAACGATTTTCTACTTGATCTCTATAGCACCGACTGGTTTGTTCGTGGCGCATGATTGCATTAGCTGGCTTATGTAGCTAGCTCTCGTTTGCCCTGCCTGCTTCCACTTCAAGATTTTCGTGACTGGGGTATTGGCATAATGAGCTAGATTAGGAAACTGATCCAATATGTCGTAAGCCACAGGTGCAGGCATGTCGTGGATCATTTCTTTGTCAGTCATGTCAGGATAACGGTCAATGTAGTCATTGATCCAATCCACGGACTCTGGTTTCAAGTAAGAGTATTCCCCAGACTGTAGCATATCGCTTAGGTGGTCTTCATCAATTTCGATATTGGCGGTCAGGTTGCGGCCATCCACAACAGCAACGAATAGAGCGGGTGGAATTTGATCTTTTTGACTATCGAAGACCAGATCTTCTTGACTATCGAAGACCAGATCTAGTGGAGCGGCTCTGTCTCCAGCGTAGCCTAGAGCCATAGCTAGATTAATGGTGAGGTAGACGGCCTCTTGAGGTTGCAAGGAAGCTCCCCATCTCTCCCCACGCTTAGGATCAATCGTGAGCCCTTCAGCTAGGATCTTCCTGGCTAGGTCATCATGGCAGTTCGCAATGCCGTGGTAATAGGTTTCCGCCTTATGGATGTCCATTGGTGGGGGAGTGGCTCTGCGGTTTAATCTGGCCTTCATGGTTAGGAGCTTGGACATAGTGTGCCTCATATAAGGGAGGGGAAGTTCATGACCTTTAAAATGCATAGATTGAAATCCCCAGGAAAAATTTTCAAATTTTTTTTGACCCTACTTTGTTTCAAGGTGTGAAAGATTTTGACCTTTTATTCAGGGGGGGGGAGGGGTATAACTGATTAGGAATACTTAAAATGCATAGATTGAAAATTGGTTTTGAATAAGGACATTTAACGA